TCCGCGAGAAATATGCGGATCAGTTGGCAGAGCTGTCTGCCACGAAGGAAAAGAACTTTGACATCATGCAGGCGTACGCCGTAGAAAACAAGGAAGAGTTGTTCTCCAAGCGGAAAAGCCTCGAGAGTGCTCATGGCGTATTCGGTTTCCGTACCGGCACACCGAAGCTGAAGAACCTGAAAGGTTTTACCTGGGCAGCAGTAACCAACATCTGCAAGGAATTGTTGCCGCAATATATCCGTACAACGGACGAGCTGGCAAAAGACAAACTTTTGGCTGACCGGGACAACCCGAAAGTAGCCGAGTTTTTCCCGAAGATCGGCGTACAGGTTGTACAGGAAGGGACTTTCTATGTGGAACCCAAGAAAGAGAATGATGCGCAGCAATCTGCCTGAAGAATATTACGAATACCGGCCGCATGGCAGGAACTGGGTGGTGTACCGTATCCGGCGCGACGCCACCGGTTCCACCGGGACCAAAGTCGGGCAGTTCCTCACGAAAGAGGAAGCCCGGCGTGAGGTCTACCGGTTGAATGGCTGGAAAACAAGATAGAAAGGAATATTATGGAATATGGATATGAAAAGAAAGATCACTGTGGTAACTTGGTTTACCCGATGTACCCAGTACAAGAAGAAGAGGCTGACCATGTAATAGCAGCTTACATCGTAGGCAATGGTTATGTTCCTGTGTTGCCCTTAACTTATGACTCAGAAGAAGCATGTCGCAAGGCTTGTGACGTACACAACAATTACCATAAGTGGACGAAAGGAGAAGTTGAATCCATCTTCTTCAAGTCAATAACAGGGCAATACCCAGAAGATATTAAAGAGTAAAACAAGATAATTATGAATGAATTGGAATTAAAAATAACGGAAATATTGGGACGTACTGCACTTGATAATGATATGCAAGTTCCCGAAGATGTGCAACGGTTGGCAAAAGCCACGAGGTATTTGGCAACGCAGTTGAGGATAGCACTTTGCGAAAGTGAGGGCGATGCAAGTGGCTCTTGGGAGATATTGAGAAAGACAACTGAAATATTATCATAATTTACACAGAAATGAGCAAAATTGAAGAAGCCTTCAGAGGTTTAGGAAGAACAGAGAAAGCGAAGTTTATTTCGCAAAACATTGATTACGCAAATGCGGATGCAGTAGCCAAGTATATAAGTGCCTACCTTTTTGATGTCCTTGAAGATGTCGGGAACAATGAATATATAGCAATGTATCTCAGAGGAAAGGGGTATGAAGTAACAAACCAAAAATAATTCTCAAAACGGAAAAATAATGGCAAAGATAACTTACAAATCAAGTATTCCCAATGACAAGCCGCTTTGGCTTCTTAAGCTCCAGTTGGCGGTCAGCCAGCTGGATGCCACCGGACTGAAAGGAAATGAGCAGGATTTCCGTAACCTGAAATCGTTCATCGATGCTGAAATCCGTTCATTAATGGAGAAAGGCGACATCCGCCGCAGCTTTGTGGAAACCGAACTCCGGCATGATGAAGGCAAAACGGTGATACACATCTTCCGCAATCAGATGATGGTTCAAACCTATTACATTGAATAAGCCCCATGAGCGAGAAAAGAGAAATAGCACTAATAACTTCTCCCGGCTTTGGCGTTGGCAAGGAAACCGTGGGATACTATACCGGCTATGCCTGCGGTTACTGCCACGGCAATGGTTGGTTTTGGAACCCGGACATCATTCATGAACGGGTAAAGATACCTTGCCCCAAGTGCGGTGGTACCGGACAGGTGAAAGGCATTGTTACGGTGGAATGGGTGCCGGACGGACAGGTGAAGCCCTGCTTTAATGAAGAATAAATAACGAAAAAACTCTCTTTAATAAACCTCCTTACAACCCCGATAAACAGGGCATTTCGCTTGCCACTCTCCCTGTTTTTTCGTATCTTTAAAGAGTGGATGAGCATTTTTTTTAATGCCATTTGTGTTGATGAATAGAAAAATAGTTCGTATGTTTGCAGCGCTTAAAGTTTTATATAGAGAGGCGGAGCGTCCGTCCATTAGTGTTGCTTATGGGCTTTTTTTATGCCCTTATGCGAGCTTTCTGATATGGCGGTATCTCACACCCCGTGCATACATTGTAATGGTGTATGCGAGCCTCTCTATAAGGACTTTAAGCAGCGGGTTAGTGTGCGGGTACCGCTTTCTTTTATCCGCACAAATGCTTAATAACTTATAGATTTATGAAAAAAGAAAATGAAACCGCTACCGAATTACAGGTAATTACGGTAGGCAAAACCACCTTTCCAGTGGAAGTTAGAAACGGACGTCTTGCTGTAAACCTCACGGCGATGGCAAAACCTTACGGCAAGTTGCCTAAGGACTGGTTCAGCACAGAAAGCACACAACGTTATTTACAAGCAATTTCCGTTAGGACAAAAATCCTAACGGCTGACTTAGTGGAAGTTAGACAAGGAGGTAGTCCTCAATTGCAGGGTACATGGGTATATGACCGACGTATTGCAGTGCGTTTTGCCCAATGGGTGGACGAAGAACTGGCTATTGATGTTGACACTCTCTTGGTTGACGTACTGGAAGGACGCAAGATTATCCTTAATACCACCCCATTTGAAGACCGGCGCTTTGTTTCCCTGGAAGATTTCTGCGCAGTTTACAAACTATCCCCGAACGCTTTCTATTCTTATAAAGCGCATTACCCTTACGAATACATCTGGACCGGCGGTTCGTGGCGCATGAGCACAAGGCTTTGCCATTACATCGAACTGAGACACCAGCTTAACCACAACAAACAGTCAATGTACCAGTACAAGATTGACATCGACAAGCAACAAGGAACGTTGGACTTTAAATCATGGGAGGATTAGGCTATGAGAGCGTATGACAGATTTTCTCGTATAGAAGATAGCAGTAACCTTGCCATATTATTCAATGAAATCTTTTCCAAATTGGATATAGTCAGGCTCGTATCTGCGCCTGCTACATTCGAACTATTGGAAAGCAAGGAACAAGACCTTGGATTATTCCATGAAACCTGCCTTTGGGAGATGTACCTGCACGGTGTCATCAAAAAGTTACATCAATGGATGGAAATACTTGAAGAGTATGAGAATGAGTTCAACTCCAGCTGGGAGTATTACGCATCATCGAAACGCATTGAAGCCATTAAGGACTATGGTGGAGATGAAAGCGACTACGACAGTGAGGGGAATATCCGTGCACAAGGCCTCACTTATGAAGACTTGAAGTGTTATACGGTTGTGTGCGATTTAGTCTCGGATGACTGGAGAGATATCGTACTGGAAACTATCCCGGAACAGTTGGGTGTCTTAACCCTCGCTCTGAAAAAACAGGCAAAGACCTCTTTTGCAGAAGTCTTCAAGAAAGTTATCAACCGAGACCTTCCGATGTACAAGCAAGACAAGAACGGCAATATGGTGAAGATGAACTTTTCGGATCATGCCATGCAGAAGGCTTCGGACGAGCTGTTGGCAGATGATTTGGCCTCTGTAGTCTTGCTTGCATGTCGCAGCATACAGTTGCTTGTCAAAAGAATAAGAGAGCTTGACGCATTCAGCGACAACAAGGACGAACTTCTGTCGATACGGAAAGATGCGGAAGCCATGCTGAATCTGAAATTCTTAGTCCGTCAATAATTAAGGAGGTTTATTATGGAACAGAAATACGATTTATCCGAGTTAGAAGGTTATTTTCAGTGTATGGTATCGCCTGATAAGGCTGTATCTCAAATAAATTCAGTCATAGTTCAACTTACGCAATGGTTTCTTGAAGTTGATAAACAAGGAGTAGAAGAATTCTATCTGAAAGATTGCGTTGATTTTCTCCTTGGTTTACGATGTGCCATTGAAGAAGTCAAAGCCATTTGATATGAGTATACCATCTGATAATTTAGATATGTCCTATTTGCAGGATATTGTTGCAAACTGAAATCCAAAGGAAATAGCCAAAGCTGTAGAAGATGCGATGTTTACCTATATTTACTCAAATCTGAGTCAAGACGGACAGGCTGTAGAATCGTGTGACTATATAGCCTACTTGCGTATGCTTCGTGATACGCTATTGGATGTAAAACCGAAAGATTGCGTTCTTTCATAAATAGAGAAGCCGCTACACAGCTTTATGCCTGTTGTAGCGGCTTTTTGTTTCAATCTCTGGAGTTCTGCTCTTCTTGTGCTTTCTTATCTCTTTTCCTTATACGTGTAATAAAAGAATCCATTGTGAATAATAGTAAGGCAGTAAATAAAGGTGTAAACTGCCAAACGGCTAAATATAGAGATAAGTTATTGATGTCGCACAACATATTGACTACATACAAGACGGATGCCGTCAATACATGTGAGAAAATTAAGAGATTATGAGTAAAGTCTAACTTTTTCTCTGCTATGTTCAGAGCCGGAAGGTACAGGAAGAGGGTAAAAAGAGTAGAGCCACCCATAGCTACAAGAACTGAAATATGCAACGGGTTGTCTTGAAAGGAGGGGAGATATAGAAATGCTACAAAAGAATAACATATAGTGGCAATCAATATGGTTCTTACGAACATTCTTTCATTATCTCCGGTAACTTTCAATAATTCGAAAACGGCTAATACAACTTCTTTCATAAATATAAGTTTTTAATAGATTAATAATCCACAAATATAAATTCATACTTGTGCAATTTTCTTGCACTCTATGTATTTTCTTCAAGAAATGATAAATATAACAGCAAAAGCCGCCAACGGTCATCCCGTCAGCGGCTTTTCTTTTTGTCCGAGCCTCGTATCTTGTAGCTCGTGCTCGTACCTATTTCACTCCCCCGGCTCCCCCAACCGTCGGACGATCGCCTCGTGCTGCTTGGGTGTCAGCGCCCGTTGTCGTGGCTTGTAGCAGAGGGCTTCCAGTTCTCTTTGCAGGTCAGTGTTTAGTTTTATCCATCGGTGCAGCTGCGCACTGGCGCTGCGGGGTGTGGAGCGCGGAAAATAGGCTTGCGCCAGGTCGCTCATATAGATTGCGTGTATCATTTCGTTTACAATTTAGTCATTTATAAAGTACAATTTAAAATCACTGTGTGGCAGGGTAAAAAAACTACCCGTAGGTAGCCAGCTCACTACTTACGGGTAGTCGGTCATTTACTTGGAGGTAGTTGGGGCACTACCACGTAGCAGGCCGTTGTCAGCCCAGCGGGTTCTCTTCCTGATCTTCGCCGTCACCTCCGGTACCACTGCCCGGGTTGCCATCGGGCAAGGGTGCTTCGCCCAGTTTGGCTACACGCTTGAAAGTGAGCCCGCCTTCGCCCGCACGGGTGGCCGCCTTGATGGGACGTCCGGGGCGGAACTGGATGTGCGCACCGGTGATATTGGCGCTGGTGAATTTCTTTTCAGTTTCAGCGCCGTCACTACAGAGCTGAATCTGGAATGTGCCGAAGTTCTCGAGACGGACAATCTTGCCTGCCGCCAGATTCAGGTTGACCTGTTTGATAAGGGCACGGATGGCATTCAGCACATCACCGTCTGTCAGCGAGGTGGCGTATGAGATTTGCTCCGCCATTTCGTCCATGGTTATCTCGCCGCTGGCCTGTGCCTTGGCATAGAATAGTTTGGCGGCTTTGTCGTCGCCCGGTTTGCTGCTCATCAGAGCAAGGGAATAGTTTACCATAACTTTGTAAATTAAAGAATTAATAATGAAAGCTGTCTTTTCGCGAAAAAGACGGGGCAAAGGTGTGGTAAACATACCGGACGGTGTGGTAATGGGTGATTTTCCGGCGCATTTGTTGCATTAATGTGTTATTATGGTTATTTTTGTATCAGGATTTCAGACTGTTTCAGGGTAATCACAAATCAGTTTTTAAGGGTATGAAGAAATATCATCGTTCCATTGTCGGGCGTAGTTATGCACACCGGGTGAAGGAAATTCTCCGCATCTACGACGAATACAGCCGTAGCGGGCTCAGCAACCGTGAAATTCTTCGCCGGTATATCTGGCCTGTTTATCCTATCTGCGAAAAGACTTTCTACAACATCATTAACGCTAGTGCCGATCCACGCATCATCCGGCAGCAGAATGATTTGCAGCGTCAGCTGTCGTTGTTCTGAACATCTTCCATTACAACTGTACTATATTGGTGTTCGTACACCTTGATGCCACCGGGCAGTGAGAACTGCCGGCTGAAGGTGCGTTCCATAACCCGGTCACATCCCTCGAACCGCCAACCGTGCAGATAGCTGTTCAGTTGCCTTGCACGGCTCAGGCGTTCAGCGGCTTTTTGCTCCTGGCTGCTGCCGTAATGAGTGTCATCGTAGCAGTCAAAAGCCATGCGGACGGTCAGGATGAGTTTCCCTTGCTGCGTGGCTGCGTTCAAAGTTTCCCACTTTGTTTCCGGCACGCCGATGAGGATGCAGGGAAAGGTTACGGGGTACTGGTCTTCACCGTTTGCAAGGGCTTCCAGTTGCCCGCAGTCTTCATCGATAAGGGAGACGAAAGCCCCCATCTTGTCGGCAATCTGCCTTTGAAGGTCATTGAATAGTTGTTCCATAATATATAATATGCTAATGTGAATAATGCGCTAATGTGCTAATTTCTTTTACTGATATATTATCTTTCTGATTTCCTGCTCCAGTTTATTATCTATCTTCTTCGCCAGTTCCGGTCCCGGCTCTTTGCTGATGAACTGTCGTTGGGGGATGCGGACGGTGAGCTTGGTCTTCTTGGTAAGCGCCAGGCGCTTCCAGAAGGTATCTTTCTTCTTGTCGTCTCCAGCTTCCTTGTAATGCTGCGCCCAGGCAAACTTCCGCATTTGGGGAGTGACGGTGGGTTGCAGGATGCCGCCCCAGTTGTGCACACCCGCGTATGGGGCGCGGGTGAAGACAGTCACTACGCCGTCTCCCGGCGTGTATTCAATGCTGCCTGCCAGGAGGTTTCTGCCGGAAAGCAGAGGCCCGTACCGGGAACCGGCATCGGCACCTCCGCTTTTCTGCCGTTTCGTCTCCTGCCATTTACGGAAACCGTTGTAGGTGAATCCGCCTTTGCTGAAGTCCTCTTCGATGTGGCGCTTGGCAATGTTTCCGGCCAGAACGGGCATCTTGCGTCGGCAGAATTCCTCTATCTGTTTTCGATTTTGGGAGATTTTACGGTTAAATTCTTGTATATCCATTGTTTATTAAATAAATAGATGTATTTTTGTGCCATAGGAAAGGAGTTAAAATATTCCAGTGTCGGGTTGTAGTCCCGACGAGGTTTGTTTTAGCTCCTTTCTTTTTTCAGGTGTTGCAATATCTTGTCCGAGTCGGTGATGCTGTGTAGCCTGTAACTTCCGTCCTCATATTCACGAACGATTATCCAACTTTTATCACCCAGTATTTTGATTTCAAACAAGTGGGACTGCACCAATTTAGGAATATCCTTGTATCTGGAGACAGCACCTATATACTTCGCTTTTCTGAAAACCTCGTCAATCATGAGAATCATTTCATTCTTGTGGGCGTAGTGCTCATGAGGCTGGTTCAACCATTCCTTCACGTTCTTCTGTCCTATCTGAATCTTATGGCGGAACTCCCTGTTGACAAGTTCCATGCCTTTGACGGACCGTGCCGCCTCCTGTTTCAGTTCTTTGGTACGCTCCGAGTACTTCCTATCCTGGTCGTGGCGCGGCTCTACTTTGACCCTGGCATAGTCCGGAAACTTCTCTTTCAGAAACGCTTTCACCGCTTCCTTTGCCCCCTCGTACCCATTGGCTATGTAGGGGTGCGAGTCCCCAAACAGCTTCCCGTCTATGCCGGGGTTGTTATCCAGTCCCGGTGCGGGTTGATTCCCGGGCGCATTGCTTTCACGAGGCGCACCGGTGGGCGTCGCATCAGTGGCAGAGAGCGAACATTTGCAGTTCCACCGGTCACCAGGGCGGTGAGCTTTCCAGAACGGATGATGTATTGGCAAGATGGTTCCCCAGAATACTTTGTGGTCGGCTCCGGGATGGGCACTGGTACTGGGCATCCATTCTAAGTTTGGCAGGATGTCGGCATATTGCTCGAAGCGTTGCCAGTCCGCAGCCTGGCGGGCACGAATGACGGCGGTGTTATACTCCGTCCGAAGCCAGTGGCGCACATGATGGTCGAGCATGGGATGAACATCCTTTTTCCACTGTTCAAACGGTTTTAAAACACCGTTCGAGTCGTAGAGTTGCGTGGCGATGTCGTTCTGCATGCGGTGTACCTTGAAGGCGGAGAAGACGGCGTTGCCCGTTTCCATCTTGGTGCGGAAGTCCGGAGTGAGTTCCCTGCTGCCGATACCTTTGTCGGACGCCTCTGTAAAAGCTCGGAAGGTTTCATTGAATAGATTTTCCTCTATCTCCGTCATAGGGTGGAAATCCTGTTCGTAGATACGCTTCAGGGCACGCTGCAGGGCTTTGTTGTCGAAGACGAAGGCGGTACTTACGCCATCATCAGTTTTGCATTGCAAGGGTGTAGCTGCCCCGGACATATAGTCTACTTCATCCTGAGCAGGTAGTCGTTGATCCTTATAGTAGAGGCCGTTCATTACCAGTCTAAAGCCCCGTCTGTCTGCGGGGCGTGCCCGAAAAAAGAGCGGGCACGGTTTTTAGGGCGTTTCCCTGCCACTTCCTCCTGCGGGTAGTCGCCAACGGGTGGCGTGGCAAGTGGGGCGAACGGATTGGAATCCTTTTTCTTTTTCTCCATTTCAGCTTTCAGTTGCTCGTAGTTGTTGGGCTTTTCGATGTTCAGCTGCTCATACAGATAATCATCCGCCATTGGCAGGCCGAATACGTTGACGGCTTTTTCCAAGAGTTCTGCTTTCGTCTTTACTTGCCCAAGGTCTGCTTCCTCCACATATACGAACTCTCCGCCCTGCGTGTTGATACCCAGGGCGGCAAACTGTTCGGTCATGTCGTAATTCAACAGGTTCAGAATGGAGAGTGCATCCTGCTCTATCAATTCCAGCTCTACTTTGTTATGTACGGTTCCCAATGCCTGTGTGCCCGTTTTACTGGCTTCGGTGGTAAGTGTGTTGCCCAGTACCGCCTTACTCATTTCAGCGTTGTATCGGTCGGTGAGAGCAGAATACATGTCACTGCTTCCTGAGAGGTTGCCGGGTTCTATAAATTCCAGTTTCGAGCCGTCCGGGCAGAGGAATACGGATGCTCCGCCCTGGCTTTCGGCTGCTTCGAGCGATGCCCTGCGGGCTTCGGGATCGGAGGCGTCGTAGGTGTATTTGCGGATGGGGCGTCCGAATATTTCGGCCAGTTGTGCCCAGTCGCCGATGGTACCCCGCTTGTAGATGACGTAAGGTGCGGTACGTGCCAGGATTCCCAACGGTTCTTTTCCCCGTATCATCAACAGGTCGGCATAGTTATCGAACGGTTCGCCCATGAGGTCATCCTGCCGTGTCTTGATAACCCGCAATACCGGGTCTACATGTTTGCGGGGTACCAGGTAATAATCTATCCACCCTTTCTCATTGATATAGAATTGCACCAGCGTAAATCCCCAGTATTCGGCATCGAGCGCATCACCCAGAAAACGCAGGAACCAGGGCGAAGCAATCTGTCGGTTTACCTTATCGTCAGCAACACCATTACGACGGAACTCTATTTTTCGTCCCAGTACACCGCTCTTCCGCTTCTGTACAACGGAAAACAGGTGCGGGTCCATCAGACTCTCACTGTAAATGTCGTATAACCGGACGCGACGGGTAAAGTCCACATTCTCCGCTCCCCGGATGGACTGCATATAGTCGTCCAGCCCGATGCTGAAACGTTGGGGCTGCGTCAATATAATGGTTGCTCCCGGACGGGTGACGTTGCTGCCTTCGGTAATGCGCTGCTTCTCTTTGGCAGTTTTATTCGCCATGTAAAAAACGGAACTCCACAGCTTTTTGATTCTTGTGCTCATACAGTTTTCATTTTTAATTCTTTCATTATTAATTCATCAAAGATGATTGGTGCGTTTTGGGTTGCTTGCCATCAGCCAGGGCGCATTCTGTTTCTGCTCTTCTTCCGGCAGCCTGGGTGCCCCGTCGATAGTGATTTTAAATGCCGCTACCTGTTTCAGCCATTCCACGGCACGCTCATAGCGGTCTTTACGCATCTGTGACAACTTCTGCGGGTTGTGTATGCAGAAGAGGTGATATACGGTGATGTCTATCGCCATCATCAGCACCAGCTGGTTGCGGCTTTTGCCTTCGGCGGAGAAGATGGCATCCACGTCATAACGTGCACTGAGGTAACCGCGCATTTCGGCAATGGCACGGTCTTCGCATATCTCGACGATGCTCTCGTCATCGCGTGTCAGCCTGGCCAGTATTTCGGAGTGGATGCTGGCGTCGTAATCTTCGGGGTGAATAAACTGGCTCATTTTAATTCTTTCATTATTAATTATTAATTAGCTTGTCACAGTCGTTTTGGGTTCCGGCGTGCATTATGATGAATCACTGTCACCGGTTCCAGTTGTTGTACTTTCTTTTTGAGGATACGCAGACCGCCCTCCGCGCAGTCGGGGCCGTCGGCAGGAAATTTTAGGCGCAGGGTAAAGAGCCGGAATTGGTCATCCAGGCGTTTCATGTGGGGACTGTTTTTCTCGGCCTCGTTGAAGATGAGGTTTCCTTCGCGGTTCAGCGGTTCCAGGTTGGCCTCGATGCGGGTGGCCTTGTCAGTCTTCCGGTCTTCATCGGGATGGATGTAGAGTTGCACGTTCCGCTCGCGTCGCACCTTGCCTACCAGCGGTTTGAATACTTGTTGGAAGAAAGGGTCTTGCAGCTTGTTATTCTCCATGTAGCAGTATACGGGTACCTTGGCTTCCACGTATTCCAGCAACTGGACGTACCAGTCGATGAACTCGGAGTTCAGTCCGCGGTCCAGCCGGGCATTGATGATATAAACCTTGTCCTTCAGCTGCCCCATGAGGACGCAGCTTTTGGTGCTGCTGTTCTTGCTTTTGTTTTCTCCCGGAGCGGGGTCGCCGTAGATGACGAGGAAAGGAAACTTTTTCAGATCCGGAACTTTGCCATATACCAGTTCCTTGAACACTTCACCCTCCGTTACCGGATTGTTGAAGTACTCCGTCTGCTGGGCGGCGGTACTGATTTTGGAGAGTGCAGTGTCTATTTGTTCCTCCGTATTCTTGGCAGGCCATGTGCTACGTCCCTCCTTATCGCGTATGTTCACTATATCCCAATGGTTGGCAGCTTCTCCGGCACGCACTACGCAACAGTCACGGGCGATGATATTGCCGCAGAAGATGATCAGTGTCTTTATGGCAGTATCGCGCGTGCCGTATAATGCCTTTTCCCACCAGTCCCAGTTCTTTTGTACCGTGTCCGGATTGCGCACGGCTTCATCCGTATCAAAGTCATCCACCAACAGCACATCCGGTCGGATGGCACCGTTCCTGCTGCCGCGCGGCGCATTGCCCGCACCTACCGCACGGAACGAGCATCCGCATTTGGCGACGAACTCCTCGGCACACCAGTTCCCGGGATTCACCTGCACGCCATAGTAGGCACGTATCAGTGCATTCTCCTCGAATTGCTTCTTATAAGGATCGAGCAGGCGTGTGGCGCTGTCCTGCGTGGCGCTCGCCATCATCACATTGCACTTTCTTCCGGTAAGTGTCAGGTACATCACGATGAACATCACCGTTGTACTCTTGGCCAAGCCACGTGCCCAGGAGAGTACTTCAAACCATTCTTCATTCTTGATGCAACGGCGTATGGCTTTCGTTTGGAAATCGGCAAACTCGAACTTGCAGTACTCCGGGAAGAAGAACTTTATCCATTCTACCGGGTCGGCCTCCAGCCGTGCCCGCTCCCTGGCTATCTGCGCCTGCGTCAGGTTCACGTCCGAATTCCGGCGGCGAAGCCCCGCCTCGTAGAACACCGCCCATTCCCGGAGCGCGTCACGGTCTTTCTGCGTCTGTGTCATAGGCTGTCTTTTATAAAAGCGTCCCACAAACGAAGAAACTCCTTGCTTTTGTCCAGGTCGAACGGACGCAGCCAGTTGATGAACTTCATACCTGCACTGATGATATCTGAAATTCCCACGTCCGTTTCCATCTTTTTGATGGCCGTTGCCAGTTTGTTCAAGGTATCCGCTTCTGCGGCTGTGGCAAAACGTTTTCCTTCCTCTCGTCCGCTGATAACGCGGTTTATCTCCGATACCTGGCGATGCAGGGACGCCACCTGCTGTTCCCGGGTGAGCGTCATGCCTGCCTTCAGCTCTTCCCATTTCTCTGCCGACACCCACCGGATGATGGTTTGCCGGGACACCCCCACTTTGTCTGCAATTTCCTGCTGCGTGAGGTTGTCCTTCAGGTAGAGGGTGCGGGCATAGTCTTTCTTCTGTTGCGTAGTCAAATCTGCCATTTTTATAGGATTAAGTTTACGCAAAGTTCATCATCCCGCATGTGAACCTGAAAAAAGCGCGGAGCAGTTACAAGCTATGCCGCACGAACTACCTACTTGCTCGCAAGCGTTACACACTTTTTTGTGCGGTTACCCTTACTACCGTAAGTTTGCAGCAAATAAATCGACAACGCATGACTGCATTCAAAAATATACTTAACGAAAAGACCGCCTGCCTGCTGCTCTACGGAGAAATCAGCGATGAGGGCGGCGAAGGCAGGATAGCCAGCCGGGACATCGTGAACGAGCTGATGTACCTGGACGGAAGCTATGAGAATCTGAACATCCGTATCAATTCCATCGGCGGCGACGTTTACCCCGGCATTGCCATTTTCAACGCCATACGCCAGTGCAAGAGCAACGTCACCATTTACATTGATGGCATTGCCGCCAGCATAGCCGGTGTGATAGCCTTGTGTGGAAAGCGCGTAGAGATGAGCCGCTATGCCCGTATGATGCTGCACAACGTTTCCGGTGGTTGTTACGGCAACAAGCAGGACTTGCGGGATATGATAGCTACCATTGAGAGCCTGGAGGATACCATTGCCGAAATCATCGGCGGACGCTGCAGCATGGACAAGGAAGAGGTGAAGGGCACATACTTCGACGGAACTGACCATTGGCTGAAAGCGGACGAAGCTCTGTCACTGGGATTGATTGACGCCATCTACGATGTAGAGTCCGTACCTGCCGAGAGCACTACGGATGATATATACCGCATATTTACTAACCGGCTGGAGCTGGAGCAGCGACAGCCACAAAACCCCGATAAAATGAAATTGGATGATTTCAAGAAGATTCCCCGATTTGCCAACTGTGCGGACGAAACGGCAGTAATGGCCATGCTGGGTGAAACAGCCAAGAGGGCAGATGAGGCCGACGACCTGGAACAGGAGAACGGCAAGTTGAAAGAACAACTGCAACAGCAGGAAGAAGAGCGTATTGATTCTGCCGTGACCGATGCCGTGACAGACGGCCGTATCGGTGCCGACCAAAAGGACACCTACAAGAACATTCTGAAAGCAAACTTCAAAGACGGCATGAGTGCCTTGAAGGCATTGAAACCCAAAAAGCTGCTGAAAGACAAACTGGAGGCCCCCGGTGCGGGTGGAAACGAAAGCGCCTGGGACAAGCGTATGAAAGAAATTCGTGACAACCGTAAAAAATGACGCGCTATGGTACCGATTAAGAACCCCAAGAATGCCAAATTGGGCGGCTCCACTTACTTTGGAAAAAAGGTTGGAAGCAGTGTTCGCAGTGCAGGCAGCGCGCCGCAGATACGCGGACGGCAGAAGATTAAAATGTGATGCGCAAAGCGCAAATTAATAATTAACAATTAAAGAATTTAAAGACAATGCCAATTCAAGGATTGAATACCACCAACTATGGTGGAGAAGTACTGGAACATGTGCTGACCCTCGCCACTACCGGCAACGAGCTGGTGAGCAAAGGGCTTATCATGGTGATTCCCGGAGTGAACAGCTCAATCAGCATTCCGCGTGTAAAGACGGGAAAGATGCTGCAAAAGCGTAAGGAAGACCCTGCAAAATCAGACAGCAAGGGTGACTTCACCTATAGTGAAAAGAAACTGACGCCGAAAGACATGATGGCGTTTACGCTCTTTAACCCCCGTGCTTTCGAGCACATCTGGCGTCCTTTCCAACCGACGGGCGATCTCGTATTCCGTCAGTTGCCCCCCAATATCCAGAGTCTGCTGCTGAGTGAACTTCTGAAACAGGTCGGGCATGAGCTGGGCTACCAGTATATCAACGGCAAGTACGAAGACGGTTCGGACGATATGCTGCTGATGGACGGCATCCTGGTACAAGCCGCCAAAGATGCAGATGTGGTGAAAGTGAAAACAGTGGGTACTACCATGCTGCAACGTCTTAAGGAATTGCGTACGGTGATTCCGGTAACCATGCGCAACAATCCTAACCTGCGCATCCTGATGAGCGTGGCGGACTTCGATACGTACGATGACGAACTGACGCAACTCGCCAACAAGGGCACGACTCCTACGGATATCAACCTGGAACGTTATAAAGGCATCCCGTTTGAAGTATTGGCCCAATGGCCGGAAGGGCTGATTGTTGCTACCATCTGCGACAGCGGCATGAACGGCAACCTTTTCGCCGCCGTAAACTTGCAGGACGACGAAAACGTCATCCTGATTGACAAGTGGGCCAATGCCAGTGAACTCTATTTCTTCAAGATGCTGATGAAGGCGGACACGCAGATTGGCTTCGGCGAGGAATTCATCGCCCTGGACTGGCGTGCCGACGGCGCTTTCAAACCTGTAATAGAAGGATAAGGAGGTAGAAGCTATGGCAAAGAAACTATTGATAACCGTGATTGTCATGGAAGCCTTCCAGGACAAGTTCGACCATAAGACGCAATATCCTGTAGGTGCGGAATTGCAGGTAGAGAAAGAGCGTGCGGAAGATTTGGTGAGCCGCGGGCTTGCCAAAATCAAGGAGGTGCCTAAAGATGCCAAATCTGCCGGGAATGCCGCACCATCCACCGGTGATAACCCGGAAACGAAACCGCAGGATGAGTAGCAGAGGACTGAGGAATAACAACCCGGGGAACATTCGCCTGTCACGCACCCTGTGGCAGGGCGAAGTCCACCCTTCGCAGGACCGTTCGTTCTGCCAGTTCAAATCAATGGCATACGGGTACCGGGCACTCATCAAGTTGTTACAGAATTACCGGAAGTTGAACGGATGCCGTACGGTTGCGGACTTCATCAATCGTTGGGCACCACCGGTGGAGAATAATACTTCGGGATATATCAGCCGTGTATGCCGGGAGATGCATGTACCTTCAAGTTATGTTCCTGATGTGAATGACCGGAACACGATGTGCGCTTTTGCCGCTGCCATATCGCAAGTTGAGAATGGGGTCCCTGCTGTGATGGCGGACGTACAGGCGGGTTGGGATTTACTCTAATGATGTATAACAATGGATGTACTTTGGAATATCATAATGTATGCGTTGCCCGGTGGATTTCTGATTCAGGCAATCAACTGGTATCGTAACCGGAAGTTATCCAAGGCACGTCAAGGAACCGATATTGATGCCGCCTATCTGGACAACATCAATATGTTCCGTGAAGAATTAATCAAGATTCAGAATGAAAACAGAAAACTCTACAGGGCCATTGCCCGGCTTGACCGCACAGTGGCGAAAGCTACTTCTTGCCGTCATTGGGATGATTGCCCTATCCGTAATGAGTTGCAGAAGTCCGGGTCGGATAGCAGCATCCAGCCGGCTAAGCGACAGCCTGCAAAGCGTAAGACAATCCGTGCTGACCCTTCTGCCGGTTCCGGCAAGCGTAGCGCAGACAAAATTGTCGATGAGCCAACTGGCTGCATTGCCCGAGGGGGCGGGATATAGTGCCCGGAGCGGACAGGCAACGGCAACCGTGCTGCGTGGGCAGGGTGATACACTGATAATAACCTCTACTTGCGACAGCCTGGCGCGTGAAGTGATTGCACTTCGTGAAGAACTGATACGCATTCGCAACGAAACCGGTGAAACGGTTGAAGAACCACCTCCGCAGGTGGTGCAGGAGCCAACCGGTTTCCAATGGTTTCAAATATGGATAGGACGGATAGCCGTAGCCGTACTTCTCTTAATACTGATAAAACGGCGATTGAAACGTAATTAAATAGCATATAGATTATGGCTGTAAAAGATAACAACGGACTCATTTACGGGATAGGTACATTGAAGTTCAATAGTGAAGAAATCGGATGGATTAGCCAGGACGGTCTGTCACCCAAAGGTGAAGCCAAGCAGACTACTCCCATCTATGCCGCACAGGTGCATGACGGCCCGGTGGATGAGCTTACCAGCAATCCCGGCAGCACGGCTTTCGGCTTCAAGCTTATTCAGTTGACACCGGAAATGTGCAAAAAGCTTTTCGGAGGTACGGTGGCCGCAGCGGACGGCGCTTATGAACCGCCCACAGACTTCAAGGACTTGGAGGGCCCGTTCGAGGTGGAATGCGTCAGTGGCTACAAGATTGAAATTCCCCGTGCCAAGATGAGTGGAGAACTGGCCGATTCTATCAATATGAGCGGCGTGTTGAGCTATGACTGTACCGTGAAATGTCTGAAACCTTTGGAAAAGGACAAGGCACGCTACCGCATCATTCCTCCGCAAACGGCCGCTGTCCAGGAGGGATAGCGTATGGAACAGACGGAACAGTTGAAGGCTTCCGCACTGATGCTTGATATGGGTGTGGCGGTTCCCGTCCGCCCTTTCAAGTTCTTATATAGCAAGCGGAAACCACGCAGGGTAATCATGCGGACGTCGGGGCTTGCCAACCTGATGCGTATCGCTAACCTGTATCTGCGGATGGGGGTTACTTACAACGAAATGAAGGAGTACACTTTCGAGCAGAATATGCAGTTCATTGCCGAACACGGAGTTACGATAAGCCGTATTGTTGCTTATACCTTGGTTCGAAGTAAATTCCTGGGGAGGTTACTGAACCGCCCCGTTGCCTGGTGGCTTCGTTGGCGCGTCCACCCCATGTTCCTGCAAGAAGCCATGTTTCAGTTGCTTACCATGCTCGACCCGAAGTCTTTTCAGACTATTATCAGCTCGGTGGAAATGGTGAATCCGATGAAGCCGAATCTGAGCCGTTCATGCAACGGGAGTTAAAGGGATATACGGAAGGCCCTCATAGCCCGTTCGGTTTAGTATGGCAGGTGGCTACGGCAACCGGCTGGAGCATTGACTACATTCTGTGGAAAGTGCCTTATCCCATGTTGCTGCTTATGGCTAAGGATGCTTCCCGCTACGTTTCGGCGGAGGAACAGAAGAAACGGCAGTATAAAGAGATGATGAAGAAAATGCAAAAAGAGTGCGCCACGGCTAAAGACCCGGTCGCCTTCTTCCAAACTCATATATCAGCAGACTGATGGAACCCGTAGAACTTACCGTAATTACCAGGAACAAAACCAAAGAGGGACTGGATGAAATCATCCGGGACACCTCAAAGGTAGGCCGGACCGTAGAACAGGTTACGGCTGACTTCAAGGCTCGTATGCAGGAACAGAGCGATGTGGTGAAACAGGTAGAGGCGGACATCAAGTCGCTGGAAAAGCAGTTGTCCAAGGCATCCCCCGGCAAGGCGAAGATGGAACTGGCTGCCGACCTGGAAGTTGCCAAGAAGGTATTGGCAGAAGAGAAGGGGGAGCTTGCCTTGTTGGAGAAGCAGGTGGAGCAGTCCGCCCAGAAACACATTGCGCTTCGTACGGAAATCCGCAACCTGAAAGAACAAATGGCGGGGATGAAGGAGGGAACGGAGGAATATGCCGCCGCAATGAAAAAACTGGGTGATATGCAAGACCGTATGGGCGATATAAATACCCAGGGACGTATTTTCTCTGACGACAACAAGAAGATAAAAGCAACGATGGACACTGTGTCCGGGCTGGCGGGTGCCATGACGACAGGCGTGGGAGTAGCTTCCCTCTTCGGTGTGGAGCAGGAGAAACTGGTGCAGATACAGACGAGATTGCAGGCGGTAATGGCGATTACCATGGGTGTGCAGCAGGTGGCCAATACGCTCAATAAAGACAGTTATTTTACGCATGTGCTGCTGGCAGGTGCAAAAAACATGCTGACGGCAGCCACCACGAGACTAGCGGTATCATTGGGTATCTCCAATGTTGCAGCCCAGGCGCTGATGGCGACGCTGACACTGGGGCTGTCGGCAGTGATAACGGGGCTTATTGTGCTGTGGAATAATTACAGTGACCGCACGAAAAACGCGCAGAAAGCGGTGAATGATGAAATAGCAAAGACCAATCGGGCTTTGCAGCAAATCTCGGCTGATGTGGACTTTGACACCCGTATTGCGGAAGCGGCGGGAAAATCCAAAAAGGAGTTGATAGAACTTCGCAAGGAAGCAGCCAAAACTGCTTTGGCCCTGGCTGATGCCTCTTTTGATGAGGTGAATATGAAATTCATAAAAGGTGATGCGACCAAGGAACAATTGGATGTTGCCCGTGAAAACTCTCAAAAAGCCTGGGATAATTATAATAAAACCATGCAGGATGCAGTGGTATACGATTACGAAGAACGCACCACAAAAAAAAAGAAAGGCGGTTCTAATGGCAACCGTACCGAACTGGATGAAATTGCCGACGCCGAACTCAAGGCCCGGCAGAAAATAAACGACATGACCATTGCCCTGATGAAAGAGGGTGAGGAAAAGAAGAAGGAACTGGCGCTAAAGCAGTTTGATGACGAACTGGCCCGCATAGACAGAGAAGAACGCGACCGTCTGAAAGCCTTGCAGAATGCACAGAAGAACGGCATGGCGGTGACACCGGAACAGGTAGCTACCGTGAAAGACCAGGCAGCCCGGCAACGGAATCTGGCAGGCGAACAATACATGGAAGATTATTATGCCATCTCGAAAGAATATGCCGATAAGGACAAGAAGCTAAAGGAAGAGGAAGAACAGTCATGGATTGACTATAACAAAGAATACGGTACTTACCAGGAGAAGCGCGCCGCCATTGCCAAAGACTACGGGAACAAGATAGCCAAGGCGAAACCCGGTGGTGAAAAGGCATCCTTGAAAAAGCAGATGGAAGATGAACTGAAGAACCTGGATTTTGATAATCTGAAAAAAGAAATCGACTGGACTTCCGTCTTCGGCAATTTGGATAAAGTGTCTACGGATGCACTTGGCAAACTGAAGAAGCAGCTGCAAAGTTTTATCAGTGAGCAAAAGAACCTGTCACCCGAAAACATTAAAGAAATCGTTCAAGCTATCAACAACATAGAACAGGAGGAGAGGCAGCGTTCGCCCTTCCAGGCGATAAGTGACTCCTTCGCCTCTCTGACTTTAGCCAACAAGGACGCGACGGAAGCCCGCAAGGAATATAACAAGGTGCTGGCTGACGGTACGGAAAAGGAAAAGGCTGATGCGAAAGCTAAGCTGGACAGTGCCGAAGCGGCCAAGCGCAAAGCGCAGGCGGAAGCTACCGACTCCCTGCGTGCAGGTGTGGACAAGATGAAAGAGTATGCCCAGGTGGCGGACGGTGTGCTGGGCATCATGAACGAACTCGGTATCAAGACTCCGGAATGGCTATCCGGCACGATGACAGGCATGAATGAAATGCTGGAGGGTCTGTCACAGATAGATATAACTAAGCCGATGTCTATACTCACAGGTGGTTTGCAAACCATCAAAGGAGCTGTTAAATCCATCGTTTCTCTCGGTGGCACAATCAAGCTGTTTAATACCGCAGACTATTCGGGATATAACGAAATGGTGAAGAAGTATGAAGTCCTGATGGATGTTTGGGATCAACTTCTCAACAAGAAGAAAGCCTATATTAAAGAGTCCTACGGTGCTGAAGCAACTGCCGCCGGTACTGAAGCTCTGAGTCTTCTGAATACAGAGAAAGAGGTTACGAAGCGATTGGGTAACTCCCGGTTGTCAGCCGGTTCCTCAGCGGGCTCTCACTCCCTTGGTTACCGCATGTGGAAAGGTAGCGTCAAATATGAAGGCAAGAACTGGCAGAATGTCAATGGTGATGTGGTCAAGGGGCTGGAGGATGCCGGCCTTGGCAATGCGCAGTTCAATGGCATGAATGACATGCTGAACATGACCGGTAAGCAGTTGGAGTGGATTAAAACCAACTATACCGGACTGTGGTCGGTGATGGACGGTGACTTCCGTGGCTATCTGGATAAGATTATAGAATACGGTGAAGCGGAAATAGAGATAATGGAGTCCGTCAAGGAACGGCTGAACGGTATTTCTTTCGACAGTTTTAAGGATAGTTATCTCAGCCTGCTTTCTAATATGGATAGCAGCAATGCGGATTTCTCGGAGAACTTTGAAAAGCATCTGCGGAAGTCCATCCTGAACTCTCTGATGGAGAAAAACTATGCTTCCCGCATCAAGGCCCTCTATGATAGTTGGGCAAAAGCCGGTGAAGACGGTGTGTATACTGAACGTGAGGTAGCGTCTCTTCGCAATATGCAGCAATCATTATCTGATTCAATGCTGGAGGAACGCAATAAACTGGCGGAAGCTATGGGGTGGAGTTCCTACAGTAGCGGTTCTTCACAGTCCGGCCGTGCCGGCGCCGTTACCACGATAACCGAAGAGACCGCCGGAAAGATTGAAGGCATTGCCACCTCCCTGCAGATACACGTTATCAGCATGGATGATAAGATGACGGATATATCGCAGTATGCTTACGAAGCCATCGGCATCCTCAATACGATTGCCGAGAATACCGCTTTCTGCAAGTATCTGGAAGATATTGCCGAGGCTATAGAGAAAATGGAACGTGACGGAGTAAAAATGAAATGATATGAAGATACTGGAGGGACTGCTCACTATTAACGGTGTGGATATATACAAGGAATACAGCGCTTTCCTGGCAGAGGACAACGCAAGCAGTCATACCAACTACGACGCCTTGCTTGAAGACTCTGCCTTCAAACCTTATACCGCCGTCTCTTTTCAGGAGGAGAACGGCGAGCGATTGCCGGATGCTTTGCCGGTGTCGCATTATGAGGCCAGGGATGTAACATTGCAATTCGGCATTCTCACGGAGACGACGGATGAGTGGTATCGCAAGTATATCGCGTTTCGTGCTTTCTTGAAAAGCGGATGGCTGGTATTCTTCCTGCCGGAGCTTGGAACCACTTATAGGATGTACTATAAAGGAAAAGTGACTCCTAAGATGGTAACCCCTTTCAAAACCAATGGCGGAGTATTCGGTAAGCTGAAATTGAAGTTCAGAGAGCCTAATCCCTGCCAGGATATAGACCCTTTAAATAACGATTAAACGCTGTTTGAATGAAGTTGAAAATCTACAACCAATCCGGGAAGTTGAAACTGACTGTCAACACTTCTTCCTCATCCACTTGGAACGATGAATTGATGACGGAGAATGCTGTATCTGCATCTTTCACTCATCCTTTTTTTGTTCAGCTGGATGTGAACGACTATGTGATGTTGGAAGGCATCAAGTTTTCCGTCAAGAAGGAATACAAACCCAAGCAAAAGAACCGGCAGACGTATGACTATTCTGTGAAATTCTATGCCCCCGTGCACGATGCAGAGCAGGTAATGTATCTGAACTTGGCGGACGGGCAGTATGAACCGCAGTTCTCGCTGGACGGCAGTCCAAGGGAACATCTGCAAAAATGGGTGGAGAACATGAACCGCATCTACGGTGAGAACCGTTGGAGTATTGGTGATGTGATTGACGCTCCGAACGAGACCATCGAATATAGCAATACTTATTGTTGGGACGCTCTTTCAAAAATATCGGAAGCCTTCGGAACAGAATGGTGGGCGGATGGCTTTTACATGAACCTTTGCCGTTGTGAACGCGGTGAGCGTGTGAAACTGGGATATATGAAGGGGTTCACCTCATTGGTACAGTCGGAAAATAGTGGTGATGTGAAGTTCTTTACTCGGCTTATACCCTTGGGAAGTACCAAGAATATAGACCGCAGTAGATATGGTTTCTCCCGTCTTCAGCTTCCTGACCATGCCAAGTATGTAGACCGGAATACAAATTACGGTTTGTACGAACATGTGGAGTCTGAGGCGTTCGCGGAGATTTATCCGCACTATACGGGTACGGTTTCCATCGTGCGTACCGAAGAGAAGAAAGGGGATGACGGCAAGCCATTCACCATTTACTACTTCAAGGATAGTGGCATGCAGTTTGACCCTTGCAAAAATGAAATTGCCGGGCTGGTGAAACACGTCTCTTTCCAGACGGGCGACCTTGCCGGACGTGACTTCGAGGCTAACTATAACTCCGCAACGAAAGAGTGGGAAATCATCAATACCTATCCCGACGAAGACAGGCAGATACCGGGTGGTAACCTTATTCCCCGCGTTGGAAATAAGTATATCCCCTGGAACTTCCGCATGCCGGTGGAATATGAGGTACAGGCGGAGAAAGATTTCAAGGCCGCCGTGGATGATTTTCTTGCCAGGTATAGCGAGGATATCTCCAAGTATGGCGGTGATACGGACTATACCTATATAGACCGTAATGCGGTTCCCTTGATATTAGGCCAGTCCGTCCGTCTGCTGAGTGACGAATATTTTCCCGGTACCGGGTATCGGGACAGCCGTATGACGAAGGTGACACGTAAGTTGGACAACCTGAGTGTTGCCACGATAGAATGTACCAACCAAGTGGGTAAAGGCTGGAAGAAGAGCGTTGATGACGGATTGAGCAGTTTGCAATATGTGGTTGGAGAAACACTTAACCGTACGGTGGTTGACATTCTGAAGTCATGGGACGGACGGGAACCGAGCGAGTATAATGTGTTTTCCGCACTGCGATCGCGGGCGGAGCATTTGAGTAAGAAATATCCAGATGAGACAAAATATCTCATAAAGCTACTGGGCGGACTTGTCTCGGATGACATCCGTTCGCAAGACTTTACTTCCGGCGCGTTCGGCAGCGGTCACCTCATTAAGACAGACCCTGCTACCGGACGTTCATACCTTGAAGTGGACGAAGCTTATATTCGCCTTAAAGCGGTTTTTGACATACTTGAAATACACGACTTGTCCCATGTAGGCGGTCAGATAGTCCTGTCACCTGCAAGTATGGAGTGTATCAAGGTGGAAACTGCTTCTACGTATTACGAAGAATTGGTTGACTCAACCGGCGATGTACTGGTTGATTCGGAAGGGGATATTTTGCAGGTTCCCGTAACCTTAACCGTTCCGGCGGGTGTATACCGTTGCTATTTCAAGGCTACGGACGGTGAGAAAACCATAGCTAATAAATTCGCCGTTGATGATTTGGGGCAATGCCGTGAATTTAATATTGAGGAAGGTGTGCATGAGAACGTTGTTAATCAGTTTTACTGGCGACGTGTAGTCGCTATTGGCGATGATTATATAGACCTTTCCATCGAAGACTGTGCCCCCGGAAGCATGACGCCCCAATCGGGGGATACCATTGTCACGGTAGGCAATAAAATGGATAAAGACCGGCAGCATGTCATTATACTATCCACGGTGGGTGACGATGCGCCCAGCATCAAACAATATGCTGGGATTGATGATTATTCTATGGCTGGTAAGGAAGTGACCGTGTTGTCACCGAAAGGAAATAAGATAACGGGACAGTTCATTGTAGAGGCAGGTTCTTCCGGAGGTGAGAATCTTGGGGGGATTGAGCTTCCCGATCTTGAAGAGATAAAGAGCGATATTCATACTGCAATTACAGATGCATCCGATGCACAAACAAAAGCAAATAAGGCTCAGGAATCCATAGATAGTTTACATGGCTATGTAGATGGTGCCTTTGCCGACGGCATCATCACCGAAGCCGAGGCAAAAGCCATTGAGAAGTACATTAATATGGTAAATAACACGAAGGCGGCGGTAGAGGCCACGTATAACAAATTATATATGAACATCTATCTTGGCGGTACAGCCAAAACCGGATTGCTCAATGCCAAAATGTTGCTATTTGGCGCAATCAGTGACCTTATAGCCTCCATAAATGCCGCAATTTCCGACGGAGAAACCACAGTTTCCGAGAAAAAGGATGTCGATGCCAAGTATTCTGCATTCAACAATGCGTACGCAAGTTTCAGCACCGCCGTGGAAGTTGCCAATCAAGCCATTCAGGACAAACTGAAAGAATATTCGGATGAAGCGAAAAGTGTTGCCGAGGGTGCGGTTGCAAGTCTTAAGAATATATCGCAGGATACTAAGGATGCCGTTGCCCGGAATCTTGGCTATGAGGATTTTTCCACGCTTCAGGGAATGGCGGAAAAAGGGAAAACCATCATAAATGGTGGTTTTATAAACACAGCCTTGATTGAGGCTACAGCCATTGTTACGGCGCAACTCATAGCGGATGCCATACAAAGCAACTCTTTGAATATAAACAATAAGTTCATGATTGCCAAAGATGGCACATTCAAGGGGGTTGGAGGAGAATTAGTAAATATGCTTCTGACAGGGGCTTTTCGTTCACCATTCAAATCCGGCACATTCAGGTGGCAGAATATTCCAGTGGAAATGCCGGGAGTGCAAGATAATAATAATGTCGTTATCCCTGGTAATGACTTAAACGGTAATTCCTGTCAACTACCTTCCGGCATTGAGTATGATGGTTTTAGCGCTACTATACTCAATGAATACTTTGAAGGTGTAATGGCTGTTAATCCAATGTTCTGTTATTCCCTTGCTCCTATATATGAAAATGGGGAAAAAGTGGAACGTTTGTGGGTGGCGGCGCAGGAGGGAATAGATATCCAAGGGTTTAGTGACGGTACTGTGTTTAGCGGTTGGATTGTAAAGAACCGTTTTAAGACAGCCCCGGTTCCTGCCTCTTATGTTACAATTACGACTACAGTCTCGCCGGAAGGTGCCGGAGTTGTAAAGGGAGGTGGGACGAAACCCTTTATGACCGAGTCCATAATTACAGCAGAGCCAAATCCAGGTTACGTATTCAAACATTGGAACAGTGAGTCTAATACCAATCCTGAATACAACGGTTTGTGGGATAGAGACAAAACGATGACAGCCTACTTTGAAGCTATCATAATTACTCATGATGTAAGACTTGCAGTGTCGCCGGAAGGTTCCGGCACTGTCAGTGGTGGCGGCGTTAAGACAGAAGGTACACAGGGTGTGATATCCGCTGTTGCCAATACTGGGTATGCATTCAGCCATTGGAGTAATGGAGACACACGGGCTGAAGCCGTAATAACATGGACGGCTGACGAGACAATCATTGCATATTTTGTGGCGTATACGCCAAGTATGGATGAACTGCTGACCAACGCTGAGTTGGCTAATGCAACCGGCGTTGAATTGCTTGATATCGGAATGGTTGGTGAAGATGCTTTTTCAGTGTTCCTTAACAGGATAATGTGGAATAACAAGTACTATACCTCAGGTGAGCGCAGGGCACTTTCTTTTAATAAAGGATATTTATCCGGAAAATTGTTTGCTGGCAAGACATATCGCCTGACGCTGACTTTCAAAGGGAATTTGGGCTCATACCTGATAATAGCCATAGGAGATGTCACGACATTTTCATCCGGTATTCTGAATGACTTCAATGACATTGGCGGTAAGAGTGTAAATGTAGAAACATTAACAGGTGAAGACCAGTCTCTCACAATAGACATTACACCCAATCGTGTGACAACGGCTTCGGATGCTGTCATTTTTGGGACAGAAGCCCCTGGTGGGGTAATATACATTAAATCAATATCACTAAAAGAAATATAATATGGGACAGTTAGATTATACAGCGGAAGAAGTAAATGAATTACTTGGTAAAGTAAAAGTAGGTGGTGGTAATACCGGAAGTTCTAATATCGTTATCCCGATGGCGGTGTTAATGCTGACAAATGATTCTACTTCAGATGAAATCCTCGCGGCGTTTGGCGGCAAGGATGAGTACTTGTCATTTGTTCAGTCGGTTGTTAATAACAAGGATGGGGCAGTCGTAATTGTTTATGATGAAATGAGTGACCATTATACTTATAATATAGGTATGTTAATCGCGTCGTATACCGATGAGAATAATTCAAATATTCAAATGGAAGCAACAATGAGTGGAGCGATTACTACCCTTGCAGTCTATATGACCGACGGACAAGCGATTGTAAGCGGGAATCGTCAAGAACTTCTTTTGGGGGATGCACCCAACGATGGAAAAACTTATGGACAGAAGAACGGTTTATGGGCGGAAATAGAAGCTTCCAGCGATGGATCCGATAATATAATAACTATTCCCACCGGGATATTAGAACTTACTTCCGAATCAAGTTCTGATGAGGTTTTTGCGGCCTTTGGGGGTAAGAGTGTTCTCATAGACTTGTGCAAGAAAGCACAAAGTGAAGATATTATTTGTGTGATGAAAGTGCCCGGACATGATACGGACATATCGGTTTTTACTCCTTTTATGCTTGCTGCCGATTATACGGATGTGAATAACGCTCTATTGGCTATGATGTTTTTAAATGGGGGAGCTATCATGACTATGCAAATATATATATCCGATGGAATAGCTTCGTTCGGCTCAGAGGATCTGCTTTTTATCACTTCTGATTCTGTTATTAATGACCTTATCACAACAAGTGAAGATTCTCCATTATCCGCATCAATGGGGAAAAAACTGAATGATGAAAAGGTAGCCAGTTCAGATGTGCGGACAATAAAGACATTGACGCAGTCTGAATATGATTCCATTTCCAAAGACAAAAAAACATTGTATATTATAACAGATACTGGAAAAATATATTTAGGCAGTATACCTATCACCGGAGTCTGATAAACAATTTATTGAAGAGGGGGGGATACCTTCTGCTGCGTTGTGGTGCATTTTGTATGTGGTAGGATTGCAACGATAAATAAAATATGAATCAATGTATATTTAAAAGAGAGTAATGAACAAATACTATGCAATTTTAAAGAAGATACTCGATGTCGGCAAAGTGCAGGACAATAAAAAAGGAAGGAACAATTACCTATTGAATGAACAACTATTGTTAACTCCAGCCGATCTGTTCGATATTTTCGAGTGTCACAATATCGCCCGGAAGAAACATAAAAATGAGTTACAGCTATTCATGCTGGGTGAACGCTGTGTGGAGAAATACCAGGAAGCTGGGATATATTGGTGGGACTATTGCGGTTCTATCTTTGTGAACAGCTATCCCACATACTTCGAAAAACTTCCGCCCCTCGTTGCCAAAATCAATAAGGAAAAACAGAACAGTAAGAATTATGTACTCGGACGTAGAGAGTACTCAGGCACCTTGCCTGAGTCTCGTGCAGTTCCAGATTGATGACGGGGAGCTGGTCTTGTCCGCCTACCAGCGTAATTCCGATGCCTACCTCGGCTTATCTGCCGATATCTATCGTTTGTATCTGATGGCACACCAGATAGACTTGCCATTGAAATCCATTTGTCTCAATCTTGGGAATGTGCATATCTATGAAAATAACCTTGAAAAAACACGCTGTCTGATAACAGGAGATGAGGATGTGAAATTTGATTTGAACGTATAA